CGCCTCGAGCCGCGCCACATGCGGCCGGAGATTCGCGAGCATCTGATGCGCGCGGTGCAGGCGCTGCGGCGATCCGCTCGTCGCGAGGATCCGCTCGTTGTAGGCGACCATCGCCTGCGCCTCCGCGAGCGTCCCCGGCACGCGCGCCGTCTTCAGACCACCGCCCACGTCACTGCCCTCCGGCGCGTCGTCAAAGCGCCCTCCTCGCCGGCGCCGCCGGCCCCGCGCCGAGATGCCAGCGGCGGCTGATCGTGGCGCCCGTCGCATGCACCAGCCCACGCGCCTGGAGCGCGTTGAGGCGCGCGGTGACCTTGTGCCGCGGCACGCGCACTTCCTTCGCGATCGCGCCCGTCGCCACGGGCCCGCGCGTCACGATCGCGATCAGGGCCTCGTCGGTGACGGCCTCGGACGACCGAGAACGGGGGGGGCTGCGTCGCGCCACGTCACGCGCCGGACGCCCACCCTTCCCCGTGGTACGACGCGCGACGCGACGGGGTGACGCGGGCCCGGGCTCCACGCCCATGGCAACCGGCCGCAACGCCCGCCGCGGCCGCGCCAGGACCCCGCCCGGCACCGCGACCTCGAGCAACGACTGCACCTCGACCGGCGTGTCGACCTCGACCTCGAGATCGCCGCCGGCGCGGATGCGAATGCGATACGGCATCGCCCCCTCGCCTCGGATTCAGTTCAGATGAATGACTGCGATTGCTGCCGGTCTCTCCCGGCCTGTCTCGACGTGTCCCTCGTCACCCCGTCGTTCGGGCTTGATCCGTCCGGTATCCCCTCGCCCCGATGTCGTCACCGCTCGGGCGCCACACGGTCTCCGCGTCACCGATCGTGCCCAGACGGCGCGCCGTGACGTGACAACTCGGTCAGCCGCGGCCACCTCCGTAGGTCGCCACGAGCTCGTCGCGCTCGCGCCGCGTCACCACGTCGTGCGGCTTCGCACTCACCCCGCTGCCCGGGCGCGCCCAGACGAACCAGGCGTGCGTCGCGCTGTCGGTGGAGTCGGTGTTGCGATACTTCGCGCGCGGCATGACGATCTGGGCGGTGCACGGATGCGCGGCGAGCCATTCGTCGCGCTCCTCCACCGGCTCATCCCACGTCCGCCGCAAGAGCGTGATCACGCCGACGCGCGCCTGGCGCTCGGCCTCGACGACGATCGCGAACGCCTCGCCAAAGGGCACATTCGTGATCGCCAGGTCGACCCGGCGCTGCTGCGACGCCAGGATCTCCTCATAGAGCCGCGACGACCGGGCGTCGCGCTGCGAGTCGAGCGGCGCGTCGCGTTGTACGAGATCGTTCGCCCACACCATGAGCCCACGCGCGCGCAGCGGCGCGACGATCGCCAGGTTGCCGGCACACGGCTCGACATAGAGCCAGTCCGCCGGCAGTGTGACGCGCCGCAGCAGCGCTTCGACCTGCCACCGAAACGTCTCGTAGAAATCGTCGTCCCGACGCCGCGTCGGATCGCCGATCTCCTCGAGCAGTGGGATCTGCGCCATCACCGTGACCGCTTCTTCGAGGCCTTCGCGGCCGGCTTCTTCTTCGCGGAGGCCTTCGCGGCCGGTGCAGACGTCTGCACCGCCTTCAGCAGCGGCTTCAGGTCCACGCCGAACCGCTTAGCCATTCGCGGCCAGCCGTGCGGCGCCGCATACTGATTTAGCGCGGCGATCACGCCCAGCGTCAACGCGCGCACCGCATCGTCACCGGTCTTGACGTCCCCGAACAGCTTCGATCCCGCCGCCAACGGCGCCCGCAGCTCCTGCGCCAGGAAGTCGGCGAGCGCAGCCACCGAGACCTTGCGGACGCGGGCGGCGAACGCCTCGAGGATCGCCGCCCGCGCGCGCTGATAGTTCGCGCGCTCGCGTTCGCGACGCTCCTCGTCTTTCTTCCACTGCGCCTGATAGTTGACCGGCTTCCGGCTGCTCGTCGCGCGGCCGCGGAGGCCCTCAGCCTTTGGCCAGTGCGTGTCGCACTGACGATGGGTGCACACTTTGAACGCCGTGCCGCGGTGACTCCCAATGACCACGACGCCCGTCACAGCGAGATCGCAGCGCTTCGACCCTTCCTTCCCGTCGGCCCGACGCCACGCGGAAGTCGGCAGGACCTTGCCGTCCTGCGCGTCCTTGGGGCTGATGTGGTCCATCGTGATGTGGACGACGTCCTCCGCTCGCTCTTTTGCGGCCGCGATCGCCGCCGTGGCGTCCGGAAACAACGCCTTCGTCGCAGGCGCCTCGAGATCGAGCCGACAGTTGTCGGCGATCCAGCCCGCGAGCTGACGGACCGACACCACCCGCCTACCTTGGTACGGATCGCGGGGCTTCTTCACGCGCTCCGGCGTCACCTCCCCGGCGGCCGCCGGCAGATCGTTGTCCGACACCTCGGCCGAGTCGTCGACGTAATCGAACAACGCGAACGCGTTCGGCTTCAGCGCCTCCGCTTGCTGCTCGGCCGTCAATCGTGAGAGTAGGATGGCGTGACCAGCCGTAATGCGCTCCGACAACAGCAACTGCTTGCCGGTGTCCGAGAGGTCAGTCAACAGCTTCAGTCGGTCGTAGACATACCGTCGCGACAACCTGATGTCGGTGGCGATGATGTCTGGCGACACGCCGCGTTTGGTGAGCTGATGGAACCCCTCGGCCTCCTCGAGCGCGTTGAGGTCCTCGCGCTGCTTGTTCTCGATCACCATCATGCGCAGGACCTGGACGTCGGTCAGATGCGCGCGCACGATGACGGGCACCACCGTCAACCCGGCGATCTCCGCGGCGCGCCAGCGACGCTCGCCGGCGATGATCTCGAACTGCCCTTTCGCCTTCGCCGGCCGCACGACGAGCGGCTCGATGACGCCGACCTCCGTGCCCATCGTGCCGGCGAGCTCCTCGAGCCGCGCGCGATCGAAATGTTTGCGCGGGTTCAGCGGCGACGGCACGCAGCTCGCCCACGGCACCAGGCGAAACGCGTCCTCGGCGAGGGGCGCGACCACGTGATCACGGGTGTCGGTCAGGGGGGCTACAGCAGTCGCCATCGCTCGCTCCTTCAGGCGGCGGGACGCGTCGCGGCGCGCGATCGCTCGAGCGCGGCGCGGAGACGCCCGGCGAAGTCGACGCCATCGGTCGCGCGCGCCGCGTCCGCCGCCACCTGGAACGGCCACGGGCACCAGCCCCGCGCGTCCCAGGTGGCCTCGGTCATCGCGGTCGCGCAGTCCAGGCAGCGCCGCAGCTCCGCGTCGGTCACGAGCGCGTAGACTTCGCCTTCGCCGATCGGCGCGCGACACGCGCCGCAGCGCAGCGACGTGCGCGCGACATCGTCGGCGCCGGGCTGGCGTCGACGCGGCACGAAGCCCCCGACGGCGATGACGAATCTCATCGCGGTCCTCCGAGCGCCTCGAAGCGCCGCAGAAACTCGACGCGCGCGCTCCAGTGGCTCCACGGCTCGATGCGCAGGCGCGTCATCGGGAAGGCCAGGTCACGCGCCCACGCCGGCGGCGTCGGGAAGAGCTCGTGCGCTTCTATCACGCAGAGCTCGTCGTCGGCCTGGCGCACGCTCGCCGGCAGCTGGCCTGAGAGCCCGAACCGCTGCAGGATGATCGCGGTGAGATGCGCTTCGCAGGCGACGTAGCCGTCCATCCCCACGAGCGCCTTGACGGGCCGCGGCACGTCGCCCATGTAGGCCTCGGCCGCGTCGTGCAGGAGGCCGGCGAGCGCGTCCTGCGGCTCGCACATCCAGGAGCAGAGCACGCTGTGTTGCGCGACCGAATAGAACGCGCCGATCTGCCCGGCGAAGCGGCACTGCAGGCTCAAGGCCTGCGCGATGTCCTCGATGTCGATCGCGTCGGCGGTCGGCGCCTGGAGCGAGAAGGCGCGCCCCGTGAAGGTATGCATCGGCGCCGTCGACAGCACGGGGATCTGCGGGGCCATTAGTGCTTCGACACCAGCAGCCCGCGGTGCCACACGAAGCCGCGCAGGAGGAGCGCATCATGCCGCACGCACTCGGCACAGCCGCAGCGCGGGACTACAGACTCGGATCGTCCTTCCGCGCGAACCACACCGCGATCGCGTCGTCCCACGTCGCCCGCGCTTTCTGCGGTTCCGCGGCGATCGAGATCGCGTACTTCGCCCGCCCGATGAACCGCCGCGTCAGCGCCGGCGCCGGCGTCCGCCGCCGAGCGATCCACTCCCGCAGCCGATGGTGCAGGTTCTCGACGAGCAGCCGCGTCATCGTTCCCCTCTCCGGCCTGCCACGCGACATAGACGAGGACGCCGATGGCGACGGCCGCAATCACGAATGGCGTCGGCTCGTACGCGAGCAGCCACTCGCCCACCTGGCGCCCCATCACCAGATCCCCGCTTCGCTGGGATACGGCTGCGCGTCGTCGCGATCGCGCCGCCGGTGCGACGCGCCCCCGATGACGACCAGCAGCACGATGGCGCCGAGCTCGAGCACCGCCCCGAGCGCCATCCCGACCAGGAGCAGCACATACTTCTCGGGCATGTCACGCGCCTCCTGCGGCTCGCCGGCCGCCCACAAACCGATCAGCCCCCGGAAGATCGATCACGCGTGCGGCGCGGCGACGGGGCACCGCGCGCGGACCCGGGGCCACCGCGATCGGCGCCGCCGGCACGATCGCCGGCGCGCGGCGCGCGGCGATGAAGGCGTCGATGTCCGCGTCGAGGAACCGGAGCAGCGCATGCTTGCGGCCGCCCTCGCCCGACCCGAGCCGCACCACGGCGATGCGCTTGAGCGTCACGTACCGGTAGACGGCGACCTCGGAAATGCCGAGGCGCGCGGCGACATACGCGACGTCACGCAGGGGGCCGAGCTCGCTCACCGTCACGGCCTCCATTCGTAAAACACGCCGCGGCGGAAAATGCCGTCGAGACCATGGCGCTGCGCGGCCGCGAACGACGGCACATCGGGGCGGGCGACGTACGTTTCGCGGCGGCCACGCCGATCGCGCAGCACCAGCCGATCTTCGTCGCAGCGCACGACGGTCTTTCCCGCCCACTGGAAGAATGCGTTTTGGAGCCGTTCGGTCTTCGATCGCACGGATCGAACCGCTCGTGTCACGGCCGACGACCGCGCGCGCGTTGTCACCGCACGGCCCTCCGCGGCTCGCGGACGACCGGCACGGCGAGCGCGACCTTGAGCGGCGCGCCGGCCTTGGCGGGCAGCGCGGACGCGGGCAGCAGCGCGAGCAAGCCGGCGAGGACCATGCGGCGCGCTTCGGCGGGATCGGTGACGGGCGAGACGACCAGCTGCCCGAGCTGCTCGGCGCGCCGCCCATAGAACGCCGCCTTCAGATCCTCCGGCAGCGCCTCGAGCCACGCCAGCGACAACGGCTTGTCGCCGGCGAGCACCCGGTGCACATAGGCGCTATAGGTGCGGTCGTCCTTCAGATGCACCGCGAGCGCTTCTTCGGTCCACCCGAGATCCCGCGCGCAGCGCCGCAGCGTCTCGAGCGCGAGGTCAGTAGATTCTGTCCTCGTGATGATCGAGCGATCCTCGGTCGACGACGCCAGGACAGTTTCTGCTGTCCCCCCGTTTTTCCCACTCATCGGAGACTGAGTTTGTGAACGCGACGCCATCACGCCACCGCCTCTCGCGCGGGAAACAGGTCTTCGATGGAGCAGCCGAAGAACGACGCGAACGCCCGCATCGTCTCGCCGGGCAGATCGGCGTACTGGCCGTTGGTGACTTTCGAAATGTAGGACTGCGTGAACCGCGTCCTGGTGGCCAGCTCGACCTGCGTGACACCCGCCAGCTCCATCGCCTTCTCCAACCGATTGCGGCCGGACTGGCGGTAGGTTCTCAGCGTGTCGATCTGCTCGGGGGTGAGCACCTGCCGAGTATGAAGCTCTGGAATAGTCCTGTCAAGACTTATTTAGTCGAGATAGCTCTATGCCCATAAGTCCTGAGAGTCCCACTGTTTACAGGAATATTCCTAATGGTTATTCTCAGCCGGTGGCGTTCGGTCTGAACATCAGAACCATCAGACGGGCAATGTCCATGAACCAGTCGGAATTCGGCGATTGGCTCGGCGTCGGCCAATCGGCCGTCTCGAAATGGGAGCGCGAAATCAGCGTGCCTTCGGCCGAAGACGTCCGGAGAATCGCCGAAAAGACCCGCCAAACCGTCGAGACGCTATTGAGCGATGACGAGCCCGACCAGGGCGCGATCACCGTCTCCGCCGAGTCGAAGCTCTCGAGTATTGAACGACGCGCGCTGCGGCTGCTGGCACGCATGTCGCCGAAGGGGCAGCAACACGCGATTCAGCAATTGATTTTGACGGCGAAAGCCTTTCCGCGGCAGCGAGCGCGGAGACCAAGCGAGCAATCCGTTCGTAGTCACGGGGCGCCAGGTCACACAAGTCACGGAACACGCTGAGCCGACGGGGAACAGTGAGTCGACACGAGGACATGGGCAACCACCTCAGGGCTGGGGGAACCGGGATGGAAGACAACGAAAAACGTGAAATAAAACCGCTTGCCCACGCAACATAGCTGAGCTTTTTGACAGCCCAGGTCATACGATTAACTTTCGTTAATGTGGGTGACGCCGGTCCGGAATATTGGGGAAAACCCGTACGTTTTGCAATAGGTCAGTTGGATCACTTTCGGGACACCGACCCATGAAAAACCTTAGAGAAATGGTGAAGGCGTATCGCAGCGAGCACAATCTCTCGACGCGCCAGCTCGCCGAAACCATCGGACTGCCGCGGACCACATTGAACCGTTTTGAACGGAATTCTGACGGAATGAGCGCCGAGTCCCTCGCCGTCATGGTGTGCTGGTTGCTCTCGGATGGGCGGCGTCCCGATCGCGGGACACGCTGACCGCACATTTTTTGCACTTTGCTCCTGACGGAGGTACTTGACAGATGCGTCTCCCCCGACGTTCGATCGCCGTTGCCGTCATCACGACCCTACTCCTCGAGACGTCCGCGCTCGCTCTTGACGCCGACAAAGGCGCGTACGTGGGCGGCACCCACGGGCCGTATTTGACGCTGAAAGACCCGATCGAAGGGCACCTGAACACCCAGCTCGAAGATGCGCTCGTACTCTCGCCGGAGAAGAAGCCGTACGCCGGCCAGGAGCTGCGTATCCCCTACCGGTCAATCATCGACCTCGAATATGGACAGAAGGCCGGCCGCCGCGTCGGGCTCGCCGCCGGCCTGGCCGTCATCAGCGTCGTCGGCGTCCTCGCGCTGTTCTCGAAAAAGCGGAAGCACTATCTGACAATCGGCTACACCGACGACGCCGGCAAGGAGCAGGTCGCCGTCCTCGAGCTCGGGAAGGACCGCGTGCGCACGACGCTCGCGATCGTCGAGACGCGCTCGGGCAAGAGCATCGAATACCAGGACGAGGAAGCCAAGAAGAACGCCAAGGGCTGAACATGACGAACGCGGCTGGCCCCACCGAGAACGTCGCCATGGCCACACCCACGGCACCGCCCGCACTGGTGCAAGGCGTCCTGCCAGCGATCAAGCCGGTCTTCGTCGTGTTCTCGGCGGAGATCATCGCCGCCACGTCGGAATCACTCATCGGTTTGATGAGCAACCTGGCCAATCAGGGGCAGCAAGAAGTCCATCTGCTGCTCACGACACCGGGCGGCAGCGTGATGCACGGCTTGACCATCTACAACGTGCTCCGAGGGCTCCCGTTCACGTTGGTCACGCACAACGCCGGCAGCGTCAACTCGATCGGCAACGCGATTTTTCTGGCCGGCGCCAAACGGTACGCCTGTCCACACTCGACATTCATGTTCCACGGCGTTGGGTTCGACGCGAACGCGGGACAGCGGTTCGAGGAGAAGTTACTACGCGAGCGGCTGAATGGGATTCTGGCGGATCAGAAGCGCATCGGCGACATCATCACCGAGCGCACGAAGATCACGGAGGAGCAGGTCGGCGGTCTGTTCTCCGAAGCTCAGACTAAGGACGCGGCATACGCCGTTGGCGTTGGGATTGTTGATGAAGTCCGCAACATCGAGATCCCCAAGGGCTGTACCGTGCACTCGCTGGTATTCAAGCGGTAGGGCGTTGAGCTCGCCGACGCGCATCGTGGGGTCCACGGGTGGATTATCGGCCGAATGCTGTAACGACTTCAACCATGACGGAAAACACTAATGGATTGGGCAACGTCCACCCATAGACCAGCTCCGCGGCGGGATCCCGCGGCGCCGGCGCGCCTCGAGGTCCGCTGGCGCGTGCGCATGGGCCCCAGCGGCCGCGTGCTCTCGTGCGGCCTCTACGCGCATCCGCACGGCGTCGAAGCCCGCGCCGGCTTCCGCGACGAAACCGAGCTCCTGCACTCGCAGCTCAAACACTCGATCGACGACGCGCGTGCGCACGCCGACGCCTGGCTCGAGGCCGTCACGGCGAAGGGCAGCTGCACCGTGCTGCGCGCCGCCGGTGCAGACGTCTGCACAGACGCATGACGGTCTATCGCCAAAAGGATCGGCGCACGTGGACCTACGACTTCTGGTACAACGGCCACCGCTACAAAGGCAACACGTTCCAGGAGGAGAAGGACAACGCCAAGCTGGTCGAGGCCCAGAAGCTGCTGCAGCTCCGTAAGCAGCGCGGCGGGATCGCCGAGCCCGGGCCGTCGCCGGCGATCGCCGCGTGGGCCGGCGTCTATCTCACGCACTGCGAGCAGCTCCAGAAACGCACCGGCCGGCCGAAGCGCCTCGATCGCATCGAGGAGCAGCTGCGCGTCGTGCTCCGCTTCTTCGGCACGAAGCCCCTCGAGGCCGATGATCCGCTGCAGCCCCTCGAGGGCGAGGAGGCGGCCTTTCACGATCTCACGTTGCAGGACCTGGTCGACGAACCCGACTGGCTCGTCAAGTTCGACGCGTGGATCGATCGGCGTAACGTCGCCGGCAGCACGCGGAATCACTACTACACGACGATGTCCCGCATGTACGCCGTCGCGATGCTGCCGCAGTTCCGGAAACAGAGCGGCGTCACGAGCAACCCGTTCGCCGGCATCCCGCGGTCCCGCCAGGTCGCACGGAAGGTCGTCCTCACGCCGACGCTCCTCGAGGCCTGGCTGAGGGCGATGTCGTACCACACCCGGCTCGCCGTGGCGATCGCGGCACTCGCCCCGAAGCTGCGCCTGCAGAACATCCTCATGCTCGAGCGCGGCCGCGACGTCGACGCCGGCGTCACACGCATCACCGTTCACGATCACAAGAGCGACCTCGCGACGGGCGAACCACTGATCGTCCCGGTCTCGAGTCAACTGCGCACGATCCTGCTGCAGGCCTTCGAACGCATGCGCCCGGGCACAACGCACATCGTGCAGTACCGCGGCGCTCCCATCGACTCGATCCGCGGCAGCCTGAAGGCGGCCGCCCGCGACGTCGGCATTCCGTACGGCCGCTACACGCCTGGCGGCGTGACGTTTCACACGCTACGCCACACAGCCGCCACGTTGTTCGCGAGATTGGGAGTCAGCCCGTGGCTGCAACGCGACGCGATGGGCCACCAGGACGTCACGACGACGGAGGGCTATACGCACCTGGCCATCGAGGAGCAGCGACCGGCCATGGAGCAACTGTCGGCGGCTCTGCCGATCGCCGCGGCGGTGATCGATCCGCCGCGGCGCGCGAAGCGCACCATAAAGGCCAAGTCATCCGCGACGCCGGCGGCGGTCGACGCAACGCGCGGCGCCACCGCGCTCCCCGGGCGACCCTTTCGACGTCGAGGAGCGTAAGCGGCACGCTTTCGGCACACGCACCAGCATCACCGGACGACCGCGACATCACGGGGTGACAAACGGGGATGCGAGTGATCTGTACTCGCGACAAATCACGGGAAATCGAGGACACCACGGAGACAGCGGCGGGCGATCGCGCCCGCCCCCATCACCGTGAATCATTCACGAAATCGCAAGGAGCGAGGCGTATGCGCAAGACGCTTGAGGGGCTGGCGGTAGCAATACCGTGGGGGTTCGAGTCCCCCCTTCCGCACCAACCACTTACAGACACCACCGGGGGGACCGGATCTGGTGATTCGGGGGGACTGGCGGGGGTCCCGCGCCCCGGCACCGGGGGGCGCCCATGCTGAACGTCGCCCCCCACGACCGCTACGTCTGCCCCCGGCCGACGTGCCGCAAGCCGCAGGTCGTCGTGATCGCCGACCGCGGCGTCGCCCACTGCTTCGCCTGCGGCTGGTCCCGCCCCTACACCGATGACGGAGCGCCCCTGCTCCTCGAGCGCGCCGCCGCGCGCCCGGCCGGCTGGCCCGCAGTGCCCCGGCGCGCCGCGCCGGCGGCCGACGCGCAGCCCCTCGGGCGCGTGGCCTGGTGGGAGGCCGCGCTCGCCGTGGTCGTCATCCTCGCCCTGCTGCTGGGGGCCACGCTCTGGGAAGCCGCCCGCCGCGGCGTCTAACGCGGCAGCGCGGCGCGCGCGATCGCCGCCAGGCGGTCGACGGTCGCGTCGTCATCGGTGGCCCTGCCGATCTCGCGCAGGGCCGCCTTCATCCGCGTGATCTCGGCGAGCTCCTGGTCGTCGATCACCACCGCCTCGAAGGGCTCGGTCAACGGGGCGCCGCCGCCATCCACGACCACGCGCACCCGCTTCATGCGGCGGCCCGCCGCGCCCGCGCGTCGCGCGCGGCATTCTGAATCTTGACCACGGCGTCGATGACGTCGCGGATCGCTTTCTGCACCTCGGGATCGAGCAGCAGCTCGAGATCGAGCCCGCCGAGGATCGCCCCGAGCTGCGTCGTCACGTTGACCGCCTCGTCCTGCTTGTCCTTGCCCTTCTTCCCCCCGGCGAGACGCTCGACGAGCCCGACCGCGAGCGTGATCACCGGCAGCAGCTTCGGAATGGCGGCCAGCCACATACGTCAGTACCCGGCTTTCTGGCGCGTCAGGACCTCGCGCATGATCGGCACGAGCTCGCCGAGCAGCTCGCCGGGCTTCACGAACCCCCAGAACGTCACCTGCTGCGCCGACCACTGCGCCGCGGTGTGCTCGAGCCAATGGAGCACCGTCCACACGTTGAACTGCACGTGCGCGACGACGTCGCCGGTCGTGGTGTCGAAGTCGAACGAGTAGCTGACGCCGGCAGCCGACAGCCCCGCGAGCACGACGCCGAGCACCGCGTTCAGCGTCGCCGTCTCCTTCGAGATCCACGGCACTTTCGCCGACCGCTTGAGCAGCTGCAGCAGCACCGTCGCGATGATGGCGCTCGTCCCGCCGGCAATGACGACGTTGTCCATCAGCGCAGCCTCGCCATCAACAGGTCCATCTTTTCGTCCAAGTGTCCGATCCGATCGTCGATGCTCTTCAGGCGCTCACGATTCTCCAGATGCCGCTCGTCCTGCGTCTTGGCCAGCACCTGCTGCGAGGCCTCGATCGCGCCGTAGCGCTCCGAACAAAGATCCTCATGGCTCGTTAGCTCGGCAGCATTGGCCTTATGCATCCAGTGCAAACCCACCAACCAGGCGACCGCGGCCGCGAACACCCCGAGCGCGCCGATCAGCACCCAGACATCCACCTGCACCGACAGTGCGAACATCCACGTGCCTCCCTTACGCTGGTGGCAATGGCCCCACCAGCGACAGACGCGTCCGATAGCGGGCCGTCGCGCTCCCGAAGGTCATCGTGCTCCCGCTCGCCGCGCCGGCGAGGTCGATGGTGTCGCCGGCCGCCAACACAATCCCGATCGCGCCGACCTTCAGCGATCGGCCCTCAAAGTTCGATCCCGCCGTCTCCGAAAAATCCGCTTCGACGGCGGTGCCGTTCTTCCGCAACTGCAGCTCGGCGCTGCCGCTGTTCGCGGAATCCGCCAGACAGCGGCCCCAGATGTCGTACGCGCCCCCGCCGCCGGCGGGAATCGTGAACAGGTTCGTGCTGCTCGAGGTCGAGTGGATGGAGGCCGTGTCGACTTCCTCGGCGTCGAGCGTGAGCGCATCGGTATTGCCCGATGAGACGTTCTGCGAATTGCTCGCGTAGGCGATGCACCGGTTGAACGGCGTCAGGCGCAACTCCGAGAGGTTGTCGCGGAGATGCGTGTTCAGCAGCGAGGCCGTCACGAGCTCGCCCGTCACCCACGTCCGCGGCGAGGTCCAACTCACCTACGACACCTCCCGCAGCAGCACCGAGCGATGCTGGTCGTTCTCCTGGCGCAGCCGGGTCACGGTTTCGCCGGGCGTCCAGTTCTGATTGACGCGCGGCCGCACCTTGAGCGCCGCTTCGATGTCAGCCCGATCGATCGGCACGGCGATCGCGGCGAACCAGTGCGCGCACTCGAGACAGCCGACCTCTGGCCACTCGGGCTCGAGCGCAATCCCACCCAGGCACTGCGGACAGTCCGCAATCCAGCGGCCATGATTCACGCGCGCGATCAACACGCGGCGATCCTCGACGACGCGCGCGCGCAGCGTCCGCGCGACCGCCTCGACGCGCGCGCGGTAGTGGGCCAGCGATCGGACCCGGATGACGGAGCGCGCGGTCCTCATAGCCCGAGCACCGTGCTCTCGTCGAGCTCCGACGCGCCGGCCTCGCCGAGCACCCACGCGGGTCCGGTCGCCAGCGAGGGCGCCAACGTCCACTTGCAGACGATCAGCCCACCCTCGGTCACCGTCAGCTCGATCTGATTGATGAAATAGCCACGCTCCGCGTCCGATCCGTCGATCACCGTCGTCGCGCCGGTCATCGTCTCGACGATGCCGATGCGATCGCCTGGCTCCCGGGCCAGCGCCTGCGTCATCAAGGCGTCGCTGTCATTGGCAATGAACGTCAGCGTGCGCACCTGCGCCGTCTCGAAGAGCTCGAGCAGGTTCCTCGCGACGTCGTACGCGAAGTCAGCGTTCGTGCCATAGGGCAGATCGAGGTCCTGCGCACTCGGCCCGTTCTTCCGCACATCGGCGCTGTTCTCGGCCGGGATCGTGACCGGGTTTTCGTGATAGATGCCCTTGCCCCGCAGCTGCGTGAGAAACCAGCCCACGAGCGTCCCATGCGTGTTCGTCACCGTCAGGCGCGCCGCCGTGCCGCCCAGATCGTCGCCGGTCTCGGCAATCGTGACGGACGACGTCAGGTCCGCACCCGACCCATCGCTCGCGACGTTCATCGTGTAGTCGGTCGAGGCGACCGGCGTGACCATGGCCGTCCCGCCGACCTGCACCGACGGATCCGCCGGGTCGCGGTAGTCGACCTCGATGACGCGCGTCTCGCCGGGCGGAATCGGCTGCCGCTGCGTCATGCTGAACAGCACGGTCGTCGCCGCCGGGTCGACCTCGCGCGGATGCACGGTGACGCGCACGATGTTCGGCGCGTGCTCGTCCGCCGCGTCGAGGCCGTGCATCGTGTTCGTGAACGTCGCCGCGAGCGACGTGTCGATCTGCCGATCGCCGCGGCCCTGCACCGTCAGGACGCCGCCGTAGACGGCGTCGCCCTTGATGAAGATGTAGCCGCGCTCGCTCGTCGCGTCGCGCGACAACTCGCTGAGCAGCCGCTCTTCCTTCCCGTTGCCGATGTCGAGCGCGTACACGAAATCCTCGGACCCGTCGCTGATCTCCACCCCGTGCGGCGGCCGCAGCGCCTCGTCGACGACCAGGCCGACGAGGTCGCCGTAGCCGATATTGGTCTGCGCTTTGAGGTTCGTCAGCGGCGTGCTGGCCGCGACGTCGATCCAATCGACGGACGTCACCCGCGAAATCTGCTCGCGGTATTGCCCGGGCGTCGGCGCGATCGAGACGACGCGCCCCACATGCTTGATGTACGTCGAGCCGCCGTACGTGAACTTCGCGCGCGCGGGAATCCCCTTCCGGAAGCCGGTCCGGCAGCTCGCGTGCGCCGTCGAGTAGTAGCCCTGCGCCCCGCCACTGTTGGTCATGGCGTTGTTCAGGCCAAACGTCAGCACGCCGGTCTGCGCCACGTTGTCGCGCGGGTCGGTCCCGGAGATCCCATAGCGGATCGTCATCGGCACCGTCGCGCGCGTGTCGGCGACCACCGACGTCCACGCGCGCAGCGCCTGGAGCTCGGCGGCCAGGCTGACGTTGCCCTCGCGGCCGACCATCACATACGCGAGCGTGCCGATGAACGGCCCGGAATCGTCCGAGAACGCGCCGATGCGGAGATCCTCGGCGACGTACGCCGGCTCGGTCGTGCCGGTGGCCACCGTGGCGCCGCTTTGCACGCCGTCGATGAAAATGCGCGCTTCCTGTGTGGCGGGATCGTAGAAGCAGTGCACCAGGTGCCAGGCGTTGTCGGCAATCGTGCCGCGGGTGAAGTTGAACAGCTCCGACCCGCCGACTTCGACACGGAATCGGATCGCCTGGCTCTCGAGCGACACGGAATAGCCATTGCCCGTCGTGCCGGTCATCTTCTGCACGATGCAGCGATTGGTCGCGCTGTTGTGCGCGGTCTTGATCAGGAAGACGATGTCCATCGAGCCGGCGGCCAGGCTCAAGTTGAGCCCCGAGGACAGTCCGTCGTCGGGCACTTCGACCCAGCCGTTGCCGTCGAAGGTGCGCCCGAGCCCGCCTTCGGGCAGATCTGTCGACACGCCGGCCGTGAACCCTGAGCCCGTGTAGGTACCGTGGTTGCGGTTGCCGGTGATGTCGCGGGCGCGCGTGCTCCGCGTTTCGGCGAGCGGCCACACGCCCACCGTGAACGGCTCCTCGATCAGCGTGTCCCGAAAGCTGCGCTCATGCAGCCCAAGGTCGAGCCCGATCGTGGCGGACACGCCCATCTAGGCGCGCCCCCGGGCCAACAGCACGTCGTCGCGGACGCGCCGCTGCATCCCCTCCATGAACCGGTTGATGTCTTCCCGCAGCCCGCGCTGCTCCCGGAGCAGGTCGGGAAACATCGCGACTTCTTCCCGGCTCTGGACACGCTCGCCACCGAGCAGCGTCGCCTGCACCTCCCCGGTGCCTGGCACCAGGCCGCCGCTGTGGAAGTTCATCTCTGCGTTTTCGCCGTGCGACCGCAGGAAATCGACAATCGCCTGCGCGGCCGGGCGGAACAGCGCCATCGTGTTCGCCCGCTGCAACGCCGCGAACATCGGGCCGCCGCCCTCGCCGGCGCCGAACTGCGTCAACAGCGCCGCGAGATTCCAGCCGGCGCCGCCGACCCCCTTGTTCGACGGGTCCCCCCACTGACTGAGGAAGCGGTCTCGCGCTGGATTGACGACGGTCCCCTCCTCTCCGCCGCCGAACAGATTCCGGAAGAAGTTGAACGCGGCGATCGCGAGATTGATGGCGGCCATCACACCACTGAAAAAGCTCGTGAAGTCGGTCATCATCAACTTCAGGACTCCACTCAACCCACTGCGGCCCGCCTTCCAGATGTCCACAAACGTCTGCACGACGCGGCGCATGTCGACGCCGAAAATCCGGCTCGCCACTTCCAGGATCGACTCGAACATGTCCGTGAAGGTGATCTTCTGGGCCTCGGCGTGCTCCATCGCGAGACGATCCTGTTCCATGAGGATCAGCCCGATCTCGTTCTGGTAGCGGCGCCAGGCCGCCTCCTGCGCATCGAGCGCGGCTTGCGTCGCCTCGTTCCGCCGCTGGAGCTCGAAGAGATAGTTCTCCGTGATCGTCGTTTCGATACGATTCAACTCCTCGCGCAGGCGCTCGGTCTCCGCGATCTGTTTCGCGATGGCCGCGATGTACTGTTCGCCGATCCAGTTCGTGAGCTGGCGGTACGCGGCCTCGGTTTTCGCGACGACTTGCGCCTTCTCCTCGAGGGCCTTCTTCGATCGAATCGAGGCCTCGACCGACCGGTTCAGCTCCTCGGTGAGACGCGCCTCCTCGGCCGACAACGTCGCGACTTGATGGTGCGTATCCGTCGTCGCGACAGTCAGGCGCTTCATTTCCTGCGTCACGAACTGATCGATCGACTTCCCGAGATTTTCGGAGTCCTTCGCGCTCTGGGCGAGCGCGGCGCCGGTCGCTCCGAACCCCATTTGCGCGGCCTCCGCCATCTGAAACATCCCGGCCATAAAGATGATCTTGGCCTGCTCCCACGCGTCCTTGGCGGCCGCGGCCTTGGCGATCACCGATTCATCAATCACGCCGCCAAACATCCGCGCCTGGTCGGCCGCCTCACGCAGGCCGGTCGTCAGCACCGGAATCAACTCCTGAAATTGGCGCCCGAACAGCTCCATCAAGATGCGATTGCGCTCGTTGGCGTCGCCCATCTGCATGGCCGCGTCGGAGATCGCGAACAGCCGCTGCTCGGGCGAGAGCGCCAGGAAGGCCTGCGTGTTGAGGCCGAGATCGGCCATGGCCTTGACCGCGCTCTTGTCGTCGCCGGCGAGCCGCGACGAGAGTCGCGTGATGGCTTGCGTCAACGTCTCCACGGTCGTGCCGGCGCCGACGGCCGCGAAGTTCAGCGCCTGCAGCTCCTCGACGCCGATCCCCGTCCGCTCGGACATGTCCTGCATCCGATCGGCGAAGTTGACCATCTCGGTGACGTAGCCCGTGATCGCGCCGATGGTGAAGGCGCTCGCCAGCGCCGACTTGAGCTGCCCGGCGGCACCCTCGACTTTGCCGAGCGTGCTGTTGATCTCGCCGACGCCCGCCTTCAATTCCGCGATGTCCGCGGCGACGCGCACGATGAGGGCTGCAACGGGAGTGGCCATGTGTCGGTAGTCGGGTCGTCGGTCAGGGCTACGCCTTGTCTCGTTCTCGCCTGATGGCCTCAGCTTCCACTTCGAAGACACGCCGGACCGCCGGCGTGATCTTCAGGTCGCTCTTCTTCTTCGCGTTGTCGACCATCTCCTTCGCTCGCACGTACGTCCGCATTTCAAATATCGTCAGCAGGAGATCGACGTCGCCGTCCTCGATCTCCTGCACCGCCCGCGACGGCAGGCACTTGAACTCGTCACAGACCAGGCTGACGAACCACTCGTGCGGGCACTCCCCTTGCCCGCCTGCGTTCAGAAACTCCCGCAGGCGGATCAGTCGTTTTTTACGGTCGCCTCATCGCGCGGCGGCCTGGCCAGCGCGAGAATCTCGTCGACCAGCCATTCCTTGAAGTCCTCCTCGAGGTCATCGAGCTCGTCCGGCTTCGGTGGCTTGTGCTCGCTGAGACTCCACGACAACACGGCGCCGCGGAGCAGCGTGCCGTGGTCGTACTGCGCCTTCGCGGTGGCTTGATAGGCCTTGATCTGTTCGGCCGTCACGGCGCGGACCGCTTCGAGGCCTTCCTTCCCCAGCGCCCGCACGTAGGACGCGGCCGCCTTCGAGGATTCGCTCGAGGCCTCTTCCAGCTTCCGCCATCCCAGCTTGCGGATCTCGACCCACTGCCCGGCCTGGCCAGGCACATCCAGGCGCTTCGTGACGCGACTCGTGAGCAGCATCAGGCCTCCGTCACCTGGCCGGTCGGCTGCAGCACGACCTCGAACATCGTCAGGTTGTCGAGCGTCGCGATCCGCTCGTAGCTGACGATCAGACACTCCACCGTCGTGGTCTTCGTGCTCCCCCACGTGATCGTCAGCGTGCGCGTCGCGTTCGTGTCGCCGATGTTGCCCGGGTTGTTGAACACGACGTCCGGCCCGGTCGTCGCCGTGTCGTCGTAGAAGCCGCGCAGCGTGATCGGCTCGAGTTTCCGAATGCCGACCGACAGGAACTCCACCCACGAATCACCGAAGGCGTGCGACTCGGTCAGGATGGCGGATTTCTTCACGCCGTTGAGCTCCCTGACGTAGTTCGACATCGTGGTGAGCGTGCCGTCCGCGCGATCGAACTGGACTGCTACGTCATCGGGTCCGTAATTGGCCACGGTCGTCTCTCCTTATGCGTTCCGCTTGAAGCCCACCAGGAAGGTCACCGACCCGGAGCCGGTCACGTTCCAATCCACCGCCAGATGCCGATTCACCGTCACGCCCGTCGTGACGCGTTCGGCCCCGACCGCGGTCACCGTCGAGAACGTGACGAGGTCCGCGTACGTGATGTCGTCGGCCGAGTGCCGGACCTTGAACACGACATCGGTGAAACCCGAATACGCGACCACGTGCAGATACGCCACGCCGCCACCCGCGCTCGAGGCCGTGTTGTCGACGGAGTCCGCGCCTTCGCTGTTGCCGTCTGAGGTGCGCGCGCCGAGCGCGTGCAGGATGACGCCGGTGTCGAATTGGCCGGTGCCGCGATACGCCGCATTCGCGCGATGGAGCTGCTCGAGGCTGGCGATGCGCTCATATTCGGCGAGCATCGCGCCGGCGCCGCCGACGAAGCGCTTGCCGACGGTGTTCCCCTCGAGACCGTACGAGAACACCGCGCTCGTGCCCTGCGATGACACCAGCGCGGCGTTCATCTGATCGGACGCGTCGTTGAAATAACCCTTTTGCGTCACCTCGGCCCGGCGCAGGCCGACCGACGCGAACTCCTGCCAGGAGTCCCCGAGCGAGTGCGAGCCGTCGAGCACCGCCGTCACCTTCGACGTGATCTCGACGGTGTCCCCGAGCAGGTTGAACGCACCCCAGAGGATGAAGCCGACGTCGTCAGGTCCGTAGACAGCCATCGCTCAGCTCGCTACGACGAACACGTCGATCGGCTTGATGCCGTGACGCAATGCAATCGCGTTGAAGTCCTCGACCGCCCACGACGGCGCGATCGACCGATTGACCCACGGCGTCGAGAACCCCGACACCGACACCCCCGCGTTGAACACCTGCACCGCCCGCTTCATGATCGCGAGGGCCTCGGCGTCCCCCTCATAGGTGCTGTAGACATGCAGCACCAGATGCACGATCGCGCCGTACCTCGAGAACGTGCCATTCGCCGTCTCGAGGTCGCCGTTGAACGTCAGCCAGGCCTGCGGAAAGTCCGTGCCCTGCGGCACGTCGGTGTAGAACCGGTTGCTGACCAGCGCCATGAACGTCGCATCCGCGGCAAGCAGATCGAACGCCGCGTTCTGTACGTCGCTCGCGCCGAGGGTCGCAGTCAGACTCACAGCGTGTGACTCCCCACCTTCGCCATGTCGCGCTCAATCACCGAGCCCGCCGCCCGCGACTGCGCGAGGAAGAACGACTTCGTCGCCTCGGCCGCGGGCACGAGAAACGGATACGCCGGCGCCGGATGCGGCCCACCGTGTCCAAACTCCACCAGGTGGCCGATCGCCGTCGGCCGATGCAGCGCGCTCCGGCCCGGCAGCGCGACGTCAAAGCCCGATCGGATCCCAACTTTCGCCGAGCCGCTGCGCCGGTTCAGCGAGAAGCCCAGCGACTCTTTCAGGCGTCCTGTGCGCACCCCTCGCCCGGGCCCCATGCGACCGCGCGCGTTCGCGACAAGGAAGTCCGAGCTCTTCTCGACGGCCTCGTTGAACGCTTCGCGCGCGATCGGCTCGAGCTGCCGGAACGCGGCCGCCGCTTCCCGCAACCCGATCACCGTGGTGCGATCAACCGCCACGTCAGATGACCTCCGCGCACTCGCACAGCAGGAATGCACGCCCGCCATCGAGCGCCTGCACGCCGTGGATCTCCAGCGTCTTCGCCGCCGTCGCCTGATACGGCGTCCACTGAATCCGCATTTTCGGCGTCACGTCCGCGCGATAGCGCAGCGTGACGTGATAGCTCAACGTCGCGCCGATCGACGCCACCTGCATCCGTTCCGAGATACGCAACGGCATGACGCGCGCAGCTAACCTCGTAAGCGAGCTCGCCGACTCCGTGATCACGTCGACCCACGTGGTCGCGCGGCCACCCTGGCCGTCATCGCTCGTGGAACGCTTCAAGACCGAGACGCGATCGCGCAGGTCGCCGGCCGCAGGAGCCTTGACGGGCATCAGAACTCCCTCGGCAGAATCCACGGCCCGATGCACCAGTCGTAGAAGCGCTGCT